ATGTCAGCAACAAAAGGCTTCGAACAGAATTTTTCTGTGATCTATAAATTTGACTCTCTGACCGTCAGCCACTCAATACGCAGCAAATCCATGATTTTCCATGCCAAGGTAAAAAGCCCGCCAATCCTATCCAATGCTGAAGTGATTCAGACAATGGAGATCACGGTTGAGCAGGCGCGGCATATAGTTAGTGAGCTACAAAAGCGGATTGATTATATTGATGCTGGGATCAGTGATGCAGGTGTGAACTATTTAAATTAAGGCTCGGAGCAGTGGTGAGTTACAGATGTGTCACAGTTAGTTAGGCTGATGCTAGGGCAAAGCGATCTTTGGCAGGGATATATTTGTAAATCGTCTTAGGTGATACCTCAAGTTCTAAGGCTACTTGATGCAAGCTAGCGCCATTAGCAAACATGCACCTTGCTCGTTCAACAACTTCATGTGTCATTATCCTGCGGCGACTACCTATTCGCCCCTCAGCTCTGACGGCTGCCAATCCAGCTATAATGCGCTCGACTATCAACTCACGTTCCATTTCAGCTAGTGCCGACATTACGTGAAAGAAAAAACGTCCCATGGCTGTACCGGTATCAATGCTATCGGTCTAACGATTTTCCGCTTATTTTATCCTCAAAAATCTGTGGGCGTATGGTGAATAGTTACTTCTCGAGAGCATTCAATGGGGTTTTATGGTAGTTGGCACAACGGAAGTATCAATAGAATGTTCGTCCTAATTGAAGAATACATTTGATGACTATTTTGTATAGTCATCATTATTTTATCTGCAATGATTGTTAGGTATATGAATACAGTGATATTATCTATTTCATTAGAATGACAGCAAAATTGAAGAAAGTTTATCCTTTTTGTCTTTTTAAGGGACTGGAATGGACGTTAGAAATAAAAATATAGATGTACTTAAGGCGTTTGCAACATTATTAGTTATTGCGGGGCATGTCATTCAAACCACGACTAGCCGCTTCGATGATGACATTTTGTTTAAGGTTATCTACTCGTTTCATATGCCATTATTTATGTGTATAAGTGGGTATCTTTATAAAGAACCCAAAGTAATATCATCAGATTTAATGAAAAAAGCTAAACTTTTGTTAGTCCCTTTCTTTTCCTGGGCAATAATAAACTACTTAATGTTCAATACGGATGGTATTAATTTAAATTCTTTTTATTCTTATATGCGAGCATTGCTAGTTAACCCATCTCTTGGTTTATGGTTCTTATGGGTTTTGTTTTTTACAATGTGTATCTTTATGATATTGCCAGAAAAAAACAAAACACTCTACATAGTAATTTTCATTATCATAGCTGACCGCCTTCAGCATAAGTTTACCTTGCTCAGTGAGTTCGGCATGGGTTTGTTAACGTGGCAATTTTTCTTCTTTTTCATGGGATATTGCTTTAAACAACACTCTATTTTATCAAAAATAAAAAATAGATATGTGAATGTTCTATCATTGATTATTTACTTGGCACTGGTAACACAATGGCATAGATTAAATGTAGAGACTATTTTCGGTTTAACGATAGAGAATAGCATCTTGAATAATAGACTATCATTCTTTGTTAGATATATAACAGCTATTAGTGCCATAGTGTTTTTATTTGGCCTTAATTATAATTGGATTTATAATAAATTAAGTCATACCATAGACTATTTATCTAATAATTCATTGGCTTTTTACGCCATTCAAGGACCGTTGATTTACTTTTCGTTTAAAACGATATCAGCGTTCATTGAAAATCATACTATTTTAAATCTTGCTTGTTTCTCTGTTACAACCTTGCTAGCTTGTTTTTTAATAAAATTCATCAGCTACAATAGAACGGCGAGAGTTGTCTTATTTGGTAGGTAGATTTATAATTCATTGAGTAAATGCCGGGCGGTTAAGCCCGGCGTTCCTATGCTGGCAGTGCGGGCCAAAAAACATCAGGCTCTTTTGATGTATCAATCCGCATCAACAAAACTCGATATTTCCTCCATACAGCAAGCTCAGTAACCTCCTGGTCTTCAGCGTAACCCCCATCAACCGCATCTTGCCGCCATCCAATTTCAGAATCTGCAACAGCTTTTAATTCAGCTTTTTGCTTGCTGCTGCTTGCCTGATTGCTGCCATTCTGGCCGCCTCATCACTGACCCATGTATTACCATCCCACTGATCAAACTCGGTGAGAGCGATATCAGTGGTGTTTACTGGATACTCACCTAATTCTTTAATGAGGACTTCAGCTTTAGTGATAGTGCTATATCGAGTTTCGCCGCGATGATCAGCAACATACTCCCAATTTTTATTGTCTTGCGTACGACAAATGGCAAAGCCTTTTTTGGCTTTAAGTGGCTGGTCTGTATAAGCGTGGCCCGGTAGCCCTTGTCCGAGATTAATAAACTCAAATGATGAACCAATATATTCACGAGTGTCAGGCATAGCGTTATACACTGTGACATCACCAGCGGTGACCGCATATCCGTCTTTATCAAATTCAATGGTCATTACGCAGCTCTCACAATGTAGTTAAATGCAATATTTCTCATACGATTTTCTGCTGCGGTTATGACGACCGGCGATTGGGGGCATCAAAAAATAAATCTTGAAATGAGCCAGCAGCCAGGGCTGTCCCCGCTCCCTTAACCTGTGATCCACGGGTAAATGCGCCACTAATGTTCGATCCGATTGTCGGAACAATCCCATGCGCACCACTAAAAATAAATCCGCCTGTAATATTTCTTATAGCATCGAGTTGCCCACTCAATAGTACGCGACTCACGTCAACACCGCGTCCATCATCCCATCCGCGAATTACTTCACCACGCAAATCAGGTAAAACACCTGTTGGGTATTTAGCCGCTAATTTGGGATAGGTAGTCGTATTGAATGAGCCACCGTTCATTTTGAACCAAACAATCCCTTGTGCAGGCGCTGGAATATCGGCAAGTGGATAAGGCAGTGGAATACCGACAGGAAACACAGCGTCAACCAATGCCTTAACGTCATCCATTTTAGCAGCGTCGCCCAAACCAAGGTTTAAGAGAGTCTGCGCAACAGCTACCGGGCCAGCGTCTTTAATTTCAGATAGGTTATTAGTGATTTTTAATAATAATTTTCCTAAATCACTGACTGCTTTTGGCGTAGCCGCCAGTATCTGGCTGGTACTGTTGGTTGAGTTACTTAATTGAACCATCCCTTGTTGGGTTAATGAGGCATCTTTAAGATCAGGGATACCTTCGCTAACTAATTTTGGTATGGACAAAAGAACTTGATTGAAAACATGCGGATCTGATTCAATTTCAGCCGCATTCAAAATACTCATTAATTCACGTTGAATGGTATTAAACCACTCAGCTGGCAGTATTGTCAGTGGTACGCCACCAGCAACATTACCATCAGTAAACTCGCCATTATTGTCGGCGCGCGTGTTGGGGATATCGCCAATTTTTTGCATAAGAAACCCTCGCCAGTTAAGGCGCTTTAAATGAATAGATATTGATTAGTTAGCTAACATAGCCAAATTTAAGAATGGTGTGAGAGGGGTTTAATACAGTTAATCGGCATTCAAGTTGTTTGTTTCCCCACGAACGCAAAGGGTCACTGCAATACGTTAAACCACACTGCGCGTAATTAATAGTGGTTTCTGGCGCGGTGATCAGCCAGGTAAACGGCCATTCCTCACCATTGATGGCATCACCACACACTGACATCCCTGAACAAGCCTGTCGATATTGAGTAATCGATATGGTGTAACCCAACACCTCAGCAACCCGAATAAAATAAGCCACTGACTGACCACCAGTGCCAAACAGTTTGGATATTACGGCCCGCTGACGCTGGATAATGCACCTATCGCACATAAATCCGGTAACCCAAGCGTCGCCTCCCATTCAGGAAGCATCGCCGTGCCGTTGAGGAAAAAGCCGCATCAAGCAGATCACGGGCATCTTCATCACTGTGTTGATAGGATCTTGCCAGAGCCCGTAACGTGCTGGTTTGAACCCCACCTGATATCTTCGGCCAGACTAACCCCGCCGGCATCAGCGCTTGAAGAGCAGCAGTATAGTCATTAACAGAATATCGACTCATAGGTAGGTCACCGTGCCCCGGACAGGTAATTGCCCGGTTTCAAGCTGAATGTTCGTCGTTGGAGAATCGAGAATAAAACCACTGGTCCCAGTAACATCACCGATGGCCAGTAGCAGTGACGATAGCAGAATTTTACCGCCCGACTCGCCCTCAGTAAAAAACACCTCGTCAATGGCCGTGTTTATTGCCGTGGTGGTTTCGCTATCTGATGTAGAAATACTCCACCTGTGCCGCAACCGGCGCACAGACATAGATGATGGCGATAATGGGTTGTAAGGGGTAGATATGATCGGCAACTCGCCCCTGATCTCCGGTTGCTTTTACCGCGCCCCATTCTTCAAGCTGAGACACGCCATCAGTCCCGACAGGGATAACCATAGGTGTCGGTGGCACCGCTACCGTTTCAATTACGGTTGTGCTGCCGAGTGTACTTGATGATAGCTCTGGTGGTGGTGTTGCGGGGAATGCAGATGCAGGAGCGTCGCTGACATTGGATGTGGCCATTGATGGGGTTATGTCGGTGGCCACTGCAATCGTGAAGATATCCGGTGGCGCGGATATTGAGTCAGAAGATGCTTTTCGTTCCCGTATGTTACTGGCTTATCAAAATACCCCTTAAGGCGGCAATGATACCGATTATCTCGGCTGGGTTTTGGTTGTACCGGGTGTGACTCGTTGTTGGGTGAAGCGCCGCTTACAGGGGGGGCACGGTTGGCATTTATATGATGTGCGATGGCAATGATTCTGGCGTTACCCCATGATCGAGACGATATTGATAACCATCGGCCCGATTTAACAAGCTACCAGCGGGAACCACACGACCTGCGGTGCCACTAAACTCGACAGTAGGACTGGTCGCTGGGTTTGCGAAACACATCTTTCAATGCATCGCAGGCAGCAACCAGTGAGGCCCGCCCTCGACTGAAACAGCCATTTTTTGAGCCACCAGCGCGGACAGGCTCTGCGTGCTAACCGATGCCGTAGCCCCTGACACACTACCGCCGACGGTACCTAATAAATCAGAAAGTGCATTGCCGATCAGTGACATTTTACCTCCCAGAAATGAAAAACCCGCACAGGGGCGGGTCAGTATCTTCAGCAATTATTTATAACTTTTTCATTCCAGTGGATTAATATAAAAACCATCCTCACCGGATTCCTTTGTTATTTTGAACCGGCCATTATTGGGTGTTTCTATAACGACTAAATTAGGATTAACAATCCTGAAGCTGGCGATTTCCATCTGCTTTTGCTCATTAAGCATTTTTGATACATTTTGATAATTAAAACATAGTGTTCCATTCTTCGCATAAAAATTATTTACATCGCTGGGACACACTTTTAACTCTTGCATTTTATTATAAAGTATAAAAAATATTATCCCGCCACAGACCGCAATCCCTATGGCAATAAACCTCATTACAGTTCGTTTTCTGGATGGTTCTTTTTTGAATGAATAAAATAAAGCCACCAGAAAAACAAAGAAGAAAAATAACAAAGTTTGCCAAGCACTCATTTCTATCCCCTAAAATTGTATTTTTCACATACTATCAGGTTATGGATAGTTCATGGAAGTTGCTACCTTTCCACTTTGATTCCCGGCAATAACCCGGCGCTCACCCGTTCGACTATCAATAATCGTCAGTTCTACCTCTGCTTTGTTATCTCTCATAGCCTGGACGATAGCGCTGGCAATCTGATCAGCACCACCGACAGAGCTTTGTTGTGGAGCGTTTATAGATGTTGGAGGTAATGCGTTAATATCCGAGGGGCCGCTAGTTAACTCGCCTTGCTGAGGATGAACGGCAGGCAAGCCCGGCATTATCTTCTGGAGATAGTTACGTGTTTCTGCAGGTGCTTTTCCTAATCCATGTTTCTTGACGTTATTCTGTCCCCAATTGTAGGAAGCTACCGCCTTATTCACATCACCATCAAAATCTTTGAGTAGATCTGCCAGATATTTTGCGGCCGCTTCGCTGGATTTATTGAAGTCCATTCGGTCATCCATCGAGTTTAAGCCATAATCTCGTCCCGTTGGTGGCATAAACTGAAATGGCCCCTGTGCACCTTTTGGCGATAAGAGATTTTTCCCCCGACCGGACTCCACCTGATAGACACGATCAAGAATTGTGGTGGGAAGGTTATACTGCGATTCTAACTGTTTTAGCCTTGCTTGCTGCTGATCTTCGCCAAAAGGCATATAAGGCGTATTGACTGGGGCTGCCAGATTTTGTTTTTCTTGCTCATCTCCAGGGCCATAATGTTGCTCATACTTTTTACGGTAACCATCAGTCATTATTCCGTAATCTGAGCCAACCTTATCCCATTCACTTAGTTTTTGATAAAATTCTGGGTCGTTATAACCACGGCGTAACTGATCCGCTTCTTTTCCCCTGTTTAGCCCTAAAAAGTGCGCAACTGAAATACTGTCAATACCGTTAGTGACGATATCAGTGACACCTTCTATTCCGTCTTTAACGGAACCATCTGACAAAATAGCGCCGTAGAGCTTATTCTGACCACGCTGCTTTAACCCATCCCAGGCAGCACTCACCACAGATAATTGGCGATCCAGTTCGGTGAGTTGTGCGTTGGTTTGAGGGTCAATCGTTAAACCGAATTTATCCGCCTTTGCCAACAGATCTTTATATCTAGAGCCTTCGCACATTAACGTAAGCAAGTTTTCATCCAAGCCTAATGCATCCGCCAATGTTTTCTGAGTTTGTAGGGCAAGTTTAGGGAATATTTTGGCAAAGTTATCCAGCGTCTTATTGACATCTGCTGTGCCGTCTTTGAGACGTTCAATAACCACCCCATTCCGGGTCAGTAACTCCTGAACCACATCGTTACGCGCCCATAACGGATCATTAAACGTCTTGTATAGCCCTTCAACAGACTGGCGGGCAGGGTCGCTATCGGCCCCTAAAATCTGCATTGCGCCGCTGATCCGGCTAAAATTATCAACTGACATGCCAGCATTTTTTGCCGCCGTATCCAGTTGATAGGCATTACCTGATCGTTGGTCACCAGTTCAAAATCAAAAGCATTAGCCATAACTTCTCACCTTAATTTGATTGCTCCGATTGGCCTGCTGATACCAGCACTGCAATCGGCTATAGGTCAGGAGCCAGGCATCCATTGGCCCCCACCCATAGTAATAGGTCACATCTGCTAGCTCGTTACCCCACTCTCCAGCTGCGGGAGTAAGCTAAAAAACTCATCATGTAGACCTCGCAGACTTTATAGTCAGTAAAAGCCATTTTTTTGATGGCTTCCCGTGGCACATTCGACACCAAAGAAATAAGCAACCCCATGCCGCTAAGCGAACCGTTTTTAGTTTGCTCATCGTAGAATTGCTGCACTTGCAACAGTGTCGACTCGCTCAGTTCGATGGCCTGATAGGTGGTTTTGGTGGCCTCGTGCGAGATAGATTTAACCAGTGAAATGGTTTTACTGCGTTCTAATTCAGACATCTTAGTTCTCCGTCACCGATACGGAACCACCTTCCCAGCGTATAAAGGGTTTGCGTTAATTAATGGCGGTGACATGAGGGTCGGAGGTTCAAATCCTCTCATGCCGACCAAATATCCCAAAGAAAACCAATCCGTTAGGGTTGGTTTTTTTGTTTGTGGGATTTGGCAGGGGAAACACGGGGAAAAAAATGACTCATTTGCGAGTAGCTAGAAATCATTAACTTCAATTACTAATAAAATAAAAATACATAAATACTATTAATTATTAAAAACCAGAATTTTCATTGTATTGCCCATCAATTCCTCATCAATATGCTTAATTAGCAAAATATACCATTTGCAATAAATCAATTTCGTGAACTACATTTTTGATGGATATATTCATTATCCTAATGAATATGGTTGCATTTGTATTTATTGCAATTATATATAATCACATCGATTACCAGAGGGTGTTATTACCATGGGCAATAATAATCAACTGAAGAATGAAGATGATACTGCGGCATTAGATTTATTGGAGCAGGCGATGGGGTTTACTTTTCAAGCCTCATTGCGTGCTGCAACAATTTTAGGGGTAGCGGATTATCTGACAGAAGAGGCAAAAACTGCGGAGGAACTTGGACAGACAGTAGGGGCAGACTCACGTCACTTAAATCGCGTATTACGCATGCTAGCATCGCGAAATATCTTTGCAGAATCAGCAGATGGTCGATTTTCACTGACCCCAGCGGCACAGTATCTTCGCTCAGATCATCGTGACTCACTGCGCGCGGCGGTATTAATGCTGACGGATAAAACATTCTGGCTCCCACTCGGTAATCTTGTCGAAAATCTACGAGGTGAATCGGCCTTTAAAAAGGCATTCGGAATGTCTTTTTATGAATACTGGTCACGAGATAACATTCCCGAATCAGAAGGTGATTTTCATACTGGTATGTCATCGATGTCCTCAGTAGAAAATAACTTCTTGGTGCGCAGCTATGACTTTCCAAAACATGCCACAGTGATTGATATTGCCGGTGGTTTTGGGGGATTACTGTTAAAAGTACTGCAAAATAATCCCACATTACAGGGTATTTTATTCGATCGCCCTGCGGTCTTGGCGAAGAACCGTCTTGGTGAGTTAGGAGATGATTCACGTTGGGAAACCCAGACAGGTAATTTCTTTGAAAGCTGCCCAACAGCTGATATTTATTTATTAAAATACATCACAATGGATTGGCCGGAAGAACAAGCAAGTCAGATATTGCGCAGTTGTCGTAATGCAATGCGGCCCAATTCAAAAGTGCTTATCTTTGAACCTGTTATATCCAGAGAAGATACCAGGCAAGGTGGCAAAGAGATCGACCTTTTGTTATTAGGTAGTTTTGATGGAGGACAAGCACGCACTGAGGAGGAACTTAAAACACTGCTGGCCAGCGCAGATCTGAAACTTAATCGTATTATCGATACCGGAAGCTATGTATCAATTATTGAGGCTATTCCAGCCTAAATATAAGCATCTATTTTAAAGAAATACGGCCTAATTGAAGATTAAACAAAAGTTTATTCGGATAATGGCCATCTATTAAATAATAAAGGAAAACGGGCAATGTTATGAAATATGGCGGTATAACATTGTCTATTTTATTAACAATTAAATATTAATAATAACAAGATTAAGAAGTCTTTCAATATTAAATGGGGGAAGTTATTTTTACAATTATAGCTATAAGTCTTTTTGCCAACCCTTGGCGATAAACATATTTGATGATCTTACTCACCACTCCCAGAAAACAGAGTGGCGAGAATCATACAAACATTAATCAACTATAACGCGACCATTAAGCGGCTGTATTGGCCGATTATTGTTATGATGAACAACAGACTGGAATTGATGTATTTGTTCAGCAGAAACATTAACAGGCTGATCAAGCACTAACCAGGTTACACCTTCAGAACAAGGTGGTGTGGTAAGTGAACCACTAAAACGGTAAAAATTGAACTGTTTTGGTAGCAACGCATTAATATCCAAAGGTCTATTCAGTATTGTTAATTGGTCTACCGCTGTTGGCATTTGCTGCCAGGCCAGTGCCAATTGTGTATTAGCTTTTCCCAACTGGAACAGCAGCGCCAATACTACCAACTCACCCTTGTTATCTTTATAAACAAAATGAGCTTCCAATGGGAACTGTTTGCCATCAATTTCGTTTTCACTGGGGGCGTGAAAATGGAATTGTTGCAATGTAAACGTATCGCCATCCAGCTTTAACGTATTACCAGCGCTAGTATTAATCTGAATCGTATGGCCATTATTAACGATTTGTTGCTTGCCTTGCTGGAAATTTAATTCCAATTGACCATGATGAGTTTTCAATGCGCCATGAATATTGACTGGTGACTGATTTTTACCCGTTTCACAAAGAGAGAAATCAGGGGAAAGTTTCCCCCAATGTGCCGGGTCTTCCTGCCCCTCATATCCCCAGTGAGCATGTTCCGCAGCACTGGCAGAAAAACTGGCTACCAACATTGCAGCGAACAATAATTTTCCTTTCATTTCTTATCCCTATTAAGCAAAAACTAAATTACACCTGACGAACAACCATACAAAGCATGGCAATAACCGTCGGAGTAAAAGAGTAACTCAGCTTTTTTTTAGGATATGTCAGTTACTTCCTACAAAACGATAAAATTATTGTAATAGCTTAAATTTAAACTATTTTTTCATTAATGAAAAATGTAACCAACTGCGTTTGGGAGGGTGTAAAGGAGAAAATGGTGAGAAAGGCCGGTGTTAAACGGCCCTTCCCTGTTGGCTGGTTTATCAGAGAGTTAAAGCTCTTCACCATTGCTGGCAATCACTTTTTTATACCAATCAAAACTTTGTTTACGTGAACGCGCCATCGTGCCGGTGCCGTCATCATTTTTATCCACGTAGATAAAACCATAACGCTTGCTGTATTCACCGGTTGTGAATGATACACAATCGATACAACCCCACGGGGTGTAGCCCATCAGGTCTACGCCATCTTCAAACACTGCTTTCTTCATCTGCTCGATATGGGCTTTAAGATACGCAATGCGGTAATCATCATGAACCATGCCGTCATCAGCCACTTTATCGATAGCACCAAAGCCATTTTCAACAATAAATAGCGGCTTCTGGTAACGTTCATACAATACGCTCAGTGAATAACGCAAGCCGACGGGATCGATCTGCCATCCCCAATCGGATGCTTTAACATGTGGATTCGGTACACTGCCCTCAAAGCCAGAAAGGGAGTTGCCGCTACCGGGATTAACCGCAGAAACTGCGTTACTCATGTAATAGCTTAAGCCCATGTAATCGGCGCAGCCCTCACGTAGAGTATCAAGGTCGCCCTCTTCCATATTGATAGTGAAACCGCGGCGCTCCCATTCATTCAGAATATATGAAGGGTAGTAACCACGCATGTGGACGTCACCGAATAGATAACGCTCACGCATAGCCTCCACCGAATACATCATGTCATCTGGGTGGCAGGAGAATGGATAGAGCGGCACCATTGCAACCATACACCCGATTTTGAACTCTGGATTAATAGCATGGCCCAGTTTGACTACTTTGGCACTAGCGACAAACTGATGATGCAGAACCTGATACATCGTTTCTTCAGGATTTTCTTGCTCAGTGAACACCACACCAGAGCAGCAGTAACCAAATAGTGGATATTTCCAGTTACGTTGGTTATTGATCTCGTTGAATGTCATCCAATATTTGACTTTGCTTTTGTAGCGATCCATGACCACTTCACTGAATTTCACGAAAAAGTCGACCACTTTCCGATTTTTCCAGCCACCGTATTCTTTAACCAAGTGCCACGGCATTTCAAAATGAGATAGCGTAATAACCGGTTCGATGCCGTATTTCAGCAACTCATCAAACATATCATCGTAAAATTGCAGACCCGCTTCATTCGGTTGCAGCTCATCACCTTTCGGGAAAATACGCGTCCAGGCAATGGAAGTACGGAAGCATTTGAAGCCCATTTCGGCAAACAGCGCGATGTCTTCTTTATAATGACCATAAAAATCAACCGCTTCATGGTTTGGATAGCGATACCCCTCTTGCACACCATCAGTCATAACTCGGTCAACACCGTGAGCGCCGCCGGACAATACATCGGCAATGCTTACACCTTTGCCGCCTTTATCCCAGCCGCCTTCAACCTGATGTGCCGCAACTGCGCCGCCCCATAAAAAATCTTTCGGTAATTGTTTGTGGCTCATAACTCTCTCCCTTAATACTGTGGGCAATTGTTCACCCTGGAAATAAAAATCAATGGCGGATAATTAACCCGCCCGAACATTAAATATTCTAGCCTTGATTCATTTGTGCCTGAGCAATAGGTGCTTCAGATGCTTTAGCACTGCCTGGTTGTTCCACATTCTCTGGTTCATCGGTAAACCCAACCAGCCAGGTGAAAACCGCTCCCAAGACGAAAGCGACGGTAATAGACAGCAGAAATCCCAAGAACTGTGCCATATGCCCTTCTTTAAAGAAGACCGGCAACACCGCAATGCCCGGCAGGCAATAGCTCCATGACACCGCATTAAAAGACCCCGCGATAGCTCCACCAATCCCCCCTGCGGCGCAGCTGCATAAGAAAGGTTTCTTCAAACGTAATGCCACACCGTAAATAGCAGGCTCGGTAATACCGAATAAAGCGGTAATCCCCGCGGACAATGAAATTCCTTTCATTTCACGGTTACGCGTTTTTAAGTAAACACCAAACATGGTTCCGGCCATGGCAAAGACTGCGGAGGCTTGCAAGCCGGTAAAAGTGTCATAACCCAATGTCGCATAGTTCCCTACAGTGACCGGAGTGATGCCCCAATGAACACCCAATGTGACCAGTGGCTGCCAGAATGCACCAACCATAAACCCTGCTATCGCTGGGCTGAGATTATAAAGTGTGTTGTAAACGCCGCCAATTGCCCCACCGATCAAGTTACCCACTGGGCCAAATACCAACAAGGTTAAGGGCACCATAATGGCAATACAGAACATCGGGGTAAACAGGTTACGCACCACCATTGGCAGTACTTTTTCAAAGAAGCGCTGCACATAAGACATGGCCCAAACCATCAAAATAATCGGGATAACCGAGGCGGTATAGCTCAGGTATTGCACGGGAATACCGAAGAAATCCAAGGTGGGTGATGATAATGGAATACCAGCAATAGTATTCAAAATGTGGGCAACCTGCGGATTATTTAGCGCTTCATGCATCAATTGCTGAACGGCAGGGTCTGCGGAATTCACCGTAACAATTTTATTAGCCGTCAGCATGTTCATATAATCAGGGCTGATCAACGCACAAGCAGTAATTACGGCGGTAAAAGGGTTAACATTGAATTTTTTGGCCGCCGTAAAAGCCACCATCACAGGCAAGAAGGTAAATCCGGTCCAGGAGACAAAATTTAAAATTCGATACGTACCGCTGGCGGCATCCATCCAGCCAATCGCAGCCAGGAAAGAAATAATTCCTTGTAAAATACCGCAGGCGGCCAGTGGATAAAGGAAAGGTGCAAAAATACTGGAGATAATATCCATCAACCGGCTAACGATACCGACTTTAGGTGCTGCAACCGGTGCACTTTCATCGATATTGATCAGGTTCGTGACATGCTTATAGGCATCACCGACGTGGTTACCGATAACCACTTGCATTTGCCCACCCGCTTCAATAACGGTAATAACCCCTTTAACACGATTTAATTTTTCTTTATCGACAGCTTTATTATCTTTCAATATAAAACGTAAACGTGTTGCACAATGTGTGACGGTAATCACATTATTATCACCGCCAATATACTTAATAATTTCTTGGGCGGTTAATGCGTAATCAATTGCCATTATTAATCTCCTGTCACGAATGCTGAGTATAAGATAAACAGAGTGTTATCGGATTATTATTAATATTTTTTCGATTGAGACTGGAGTTTAGCAAAAAGAAAGATGAAGTCACGATATAACAAAAACCATGAATTGGAATATGTAACATGTAAAAAACACCCTGTTTTATTGGGTGTTTTTATTAACTAATTGCGGGAGTTTTTTGCCGATAGTTTCAATAATATATAAAACGGGGATCTGGGTAGTAATATTATATTGCCCCTCTAATACAATAGGCGGCATGTGATAAGAGATATTTAAATCAGCCATCTTAGCCAAAGTCGAATTATCACTATTGGTCAAGCTAATAATCTTGCAGTGTTGCAGGCTAAACTGATTGGCGATACGGATGATTTCTTCCGTTTCACCAGAAACAGAGAGGATAATCGCAATCGCATCCTGATACATATCACTATTGATTGGATAATAAGGATCATCGATATAAGTGCTGTATTTCCCTACATTAGAAAAGAAACGTGCACTGTATTTTCCTAATGCACCCGATGTTCCTATTCCAACAAAAATAATTCTACGTGTAGCCGCTATTTGCGCGGCAGCGCTATCAAGAAGTTCGTCAAATTCACTATTATTAATACTTTTAAAGTAGCTAATTATTTCGCTAATACCGAAACTGACCGGTGGTTTTTCGTCATGTTCTAAATAGAGTTTAAAACGAACACGAAATTCAGAGTAACCATCACAATTCATTTTTTTACAAAAACGCAAAACGGTGGTAGTAGAAACACCCGCGGCGTCTGCCAACTCCCTGATGGTCATGTACATCACTTTATCAGTATTTTTTATGATGTAGTTATAGACGATCAATTCCAGTTCGTTCAGCGATGATATTTCTTTATAGGTAAACATACTGGTACCTGAAACGATGCAATGGTGTGAGATAGGTAAATTTAGCATGAAATGGGGGGAGTAACGAGGGGGAAAGATAAGGCCAAGGTTAGATTCGCGGAGAAGATGAATGATATAACGGGTTGAGAAGACACCGGGCGATTTCGCCCGGTTATATTTTAGCTTAGAGGTGCAACTGGCCATTCAATATCAGGGGCAGTTGATAAATCCAATTGCTTAAGGGCCACAACATACTTCTTAAGCACTAGTAAACGTGCTGTTCCTTCATCATCTATTATCCCAAGCATAAGATCTGTTTGAAGAGCCGTAAATTCATCCTGAACTAACCAAATCCTGTGACTCTGTTCTCTTTCTACTTCTGCAACGAGCAGCTCTTGCAACCAAACTGTATTTACTACAATAGCGTCATTTGTTTCATTGAACTGCCATGCTTCAATAAATCGTTGATCTGGAAGATCTTCGCGCAATATTTTCAGCCATGAACTATTGTGAGTGAACTCATCTAAATACTTTTGTGTGGCAAAATTAACCACAGTCATGCCACGCCCACTTTCGTTTTCAAACACAACAACATAGATATTTTCGTATCCATCATTATCTGACAGTTCTTTATTAATGGTCTGTTCCATATTTTCTTCCTTATGGGCCAACGACGATGACATAAAATTCAGGCCAATCAATCCAGTTATATTGAGTACCACTGTCATTTGCATTTTGTATGCTGAATGAGTTAGGGCTTCTATTCCAAATATTTGCGGAGTGAGCACTTAACCCCCCATTTTGTGAGCCACCGTTGATCCCAACTGAAACAGCGTATGCCCCATTCGATGTTGACATTGTTAAGTTATATCCACCAACGTTCGTCCGATTTATCGCGGCAAAACCAAATGAGCTAATTATTGTTCCATTTCCTTGAATTGCTGCCCACGCCCTGACTCTGTGCTCCAGACGGTTAGATAGGTAGGTAGATAAATACCCTCCCCATATAGAACCATAAATATTCCCATCAGCAGCTAACCATGATTTTCCCCCGCCGGAACGAACATCACCTGCGACCGAAAGTGCCGCCCCCATCGAAACATCTCGATTAGCCTTGCTTACAAATAAAGCAACCCCCAACTCCTCAACGACAACACGAAAATTTCCAGTAGTATCGATATCGACAAAAGCCGCCCTGGCATTGTTTTTATCGTATAAATCTATTTGCCCACCTTCACTGGAATTAGGCATCGGGTGAACTTCAAGATTTTTTACACCAAGATTTCCCGCTAATTGAATATCTGCACTAGTGGTATTAATAAATGGCAAAGTAATATCAGCAGTACCATCAAAAGCCACACCGCCAATTTTTCGTGCTGTAGATAGTTTAGTTGCAGCTATAGCTGTCCCTGTTGTCGATAATGCACCAAGATTGGCCAAAGCAGCAGCTACCGCTGCAGGGCCTGCGGCTTTAATTTCAGACAGATTATTACCCGACTGTAAGAATAGTTTTTTTAGAGCGGCTAATACCTGAGTATCGTCATTGGGATCTAATGTTAATCCTCCTGCTTGAACGACTTTAATTAATTCCCGCTGCAAGGTATTAAACCATTCAGCCGGTAATATCGTTGGGGGAACACCGCCGGCGACATTGCCGTCGGTAAACTCGCCGTGACTGTCGGCGCGTGTATTAGGAATATCTCCAATTTTTTGCATAGAAAATCCTCACCCGTTAAGGCGCTAAAAATGAATAAAGGGATTAGTTAACTAACGTAACCGAACTTCAAAATAGTATGAGATGGGTTTAGCACGGCTAAACGACATTCCAACTGTTTATTCCCCCATGTACGCAAGGGGTCACTGCAATAGGTCAAGCCACACTGGGCATAATTAATGGTGGTTTTGGGGGCCGTAATTAGCCAGGTAAAAGGCCATTCCTCACCGTTCAAAGCATCGCGACAAACTGCCATACCGGCGCAAGCTTGCCGGTATTGAGTGATGCTGATGGAGTAACCCAGCGCCTTTGCCACGCGAATAAAATAGGCTGCTGATTGCCCTCCGATACCAAACAATTTAGACACCACCGCGCGTTGGCGCTGGATCATGCTGTCTACTTCGCCGATAGCACACAGATCCGGTAGCCCCACGGTAGCTTCCCACTCGGGTAACATTGCCGTGGCTGTTGCCGGGAAAGCAGCAGATAATAAGTCTTGTGCATCTTCATCACTACGCCGATAAGCATGAGCTAATGCGCGCAGGACTTCAGTTTGTACCCCTTCTGGCCGCCGCGGCCAAACCAAGCCCATTGGCATTAGCGCCTGCAACGCCTCTGTGTATTCACTGACGGAATAGCGGCTCATAGATAGCTCACTGTACCCCTGACGGGGAGTTTTCCAGTTTGCAGCTCAATATTGGTAGCCGGAGATTGCATAATAAAACCCCCCGTACCCGCGATTTCACCAATTGCCAGCAACAGAGATGACCACAGAATTTTGCCCCCTGGTTCCCCTTCGGTGAAAAAGACCTCATCAATAGCCGCATTAATGGCAGCGGTGGTGACACTGTCAGCATACGAAATGCCACTAATAACAAAATCAATCGGTTGAGCAACCGGCGCACATACATACACCAGCGCAATAATTGGCTGTTGCGAATAAATACCGTCCGCCACCCGCCCCTGATCCCCGGTCGCTTTTACCTCCCCCCACTGTTCGAGGGATGAAATGCCGTCAGTACCCTGCGGGAAACCACCATAATCATTATCGTCACACATGATATAGATCCCGACAGTACCCGCGCCCATCAAGCGCCGTTTAACCCAGCATCGAGTCACTCCCGGCACCGTTAATGCCCAAGATTGATAATCTGCGTCATTACCGCCTTGTGGGATATTCTGGTAAGCCAATAACATACGAGAGCGGAATGCATCTTCGGATTCAATATCCGCCCCACCAGAAATTTTGTTCAGCGCTGTGGCCGTGGCCTGAACGCCATCAATCGCAATATCCAGCGTCAGTTCCGTCCCGGCATCACTGTTGCCGCGCCGCCCCCCGCCGGTTGCGTCGTCTAACGAGCTGGGCAAAATCGCGATAATTTCACCCAGCGCATTGCCATCCGCAGCGATTTTAACTTCATTTTCAAGCTGATACTGATAGCCATCAGCCCGATTAAGCCGCTGCCCGGCAGGAATAATCCGCCCAGCAATGCCACTGAAACTGACATCAGTACTGCTGGCCGGAGTAGCCCCTTTACGGAACACATCCTTCAAAGCAGCCCAGGCAGCCAGGTATTCGTCAGTGGCGTTATAGGGCGTGGACTGACGGGCAATATAATCCAAATAGCCATAATGCAGATGCGCCATTCCAGCGTCGGCATCACTAATCACACCGATATTAGAAAAGCGCAATAAATTGCCGCCTGTTTTCAGTTCCGATTGAATATAGGACTGATTTCGTTGTCGTAATTCGCTTAAAGTGGGTCGATTAAATGGCATGAATTACTCCTCCCATACCCATGAGAATTTTATTGATGACGGATGAACCGATGATGGGGTTTTACCCGGTTGTTGATAATCAATCTGCAACAGCAATTTGTTGGGGAAAATAATTTGAGCACGCGTGTTGATGGCCGCGACAACACCATCCTCGATCAGCCAGGCCAATGCTTCTGCGGCGTAATCTTCCGCTTTGATGGCTATCTGGGAGGTCAATTTTTGCCGCCGCAGTAGCCAAAGTCGTGAGCCAATAGCCGATGGCGCGCCACTGTCACCCCACCAGCCCCGACGATCCTCACCATCAATATCATCATCAACTCGTGCTAATCGGTCAGTGAATAAACTCAGTAAAATAGCGGTATGCAGATCGTCGCCATCCAGCAAGCCACCATTACCCGCTTGCCAGTCGCCCAAAGAAGCATCGACATCCCAAATGGTTTTAATATCTGTTGTCATCGCACCACCTTAGCGGGTGTTTCACTGGTGAGAGTGGCACTGCCCGACTGCACGTTTTTGAGCTGATGATTGTGGTTGTTGTAAGTGTCGCGCAAGGTTTTTAGCGTAGTCGAATTGCTTTCAGCGTTATCGACGATATCGCCACTGACCTCGAGTAGCGGGGTGTTTAGCCGTACTTTTACCGATGCATTTACCGTCACTTCCGTAGCATTGTTGATGGTCACCGGCTGATGATGGGCTTCAATCGTTACGCCACTTTCCGTCAATTTAATAAACTGCCCCCATTGAGAATAAATGACAGTTTCCCCGGCATTTAGCCCCATGTGGCGGTAAGAGGCGTGGTTAGAGGCAACAATCATGCCGCTGGAACGATCACCGCCGAGGAAGCCAATCACCACATCACTTCCTGCGGGTAATCCCGACGAAAAACCAAACTCCGCTAATCGAGGTGTATCGCTATGAACCTCCAGCGCGGTCTGATATTGCACCGTTTGCACCCCATCACTGTCATCAAAAGCGGTTACCCGGCCAATGCCCAACAACATTTTTATCTGTCGGTACAGGGTCGAGAGTTGTCCACTGACATCATTCATGGTTAATCCCCTGTTTCATTTGATTTTATAAGGCTGGACAGCAAAGGCTTCCGGTGGCATCAACGTCATGTTTGCTACCGTCCCATTGGCGTCTTTTATATAAGTCACCGCAGATAACAACCACAGCTTATCCGTTAACCCCATAGCTGGAATAGTAATAGGGATCAGTGAGTTGGTTTCCCATAACTGATTATTCCTGTCACGCCAGTTATCGACTTGTACATTGAGGACTTTGGATCGACCGTTATTACGGTTAATGTTCCAATCGAGACTGTTCCTCACCAAATTCTCGGAATTCATCGTACTTTCGACGATGATAATTTTATTGCGATGGCGATTCGGGAACTGCTGCGCTAACTCGGCATCCTGAGTTCTGACCAAAATCGAGGCATTGTTCCCTCCCGAAGCCGAACGGCGGGCAACGCTATTGCTGGAAAGCGAGACGCCGGTGTAATCCACAAAGCGCTGATGGGTGTCGGTATGCAAGTTGGCACTGAGGATATTGATACCCTGCGCCACACCGCTGGCGGCTTTACGTGAGCCGACACGAGTGAGATATAAATGACCATCCGGTTGGTCGTAATAGAGCAGTGCCGCCCAACGAGTGACATGTTCAATCACCGCTTGCGCCGTTTCCCCCCAATTAAGGGTGAATTTAGGTACCACAGCCATATCGGTAATGTCTGAGGTGACATTGATGCCATAAGGCGCTGCCAGTTTTTGTGCAATCTGCAATACCGTCGATTGGCTGATAACACTGTTTGGCCATTCAGCGGAGCAATCAACCAAATCCTGGCATTTACCTCGTCCTTTAGCGGTAACTTCATGGGTGGTGCCGGAAATTTTGTTATCCCAACTGTCGATATAACCAGTGAGAACAGCGTCATTTCCCAACTTAACCACACACGAATCACCGGGATTGACCCACTGTTGCCCTCCGCTAGCGGGATAGCGGTCCATCAATGACAGTTCAAAGCTGCTGGGCAATTTTTCAATGCTCCGGGTAACCTGAACTTTGCTCCAACCGGTTATTGCCCTGCCTCCCACTTCCAGCGTTAAGTCATCACTTAGGCGTTCATCATTCATAAGTTCAATGCCTTAAATCGGGTAGGCATAAATGCCGGATGAATTGGATTGGCCATTTTCACCAGCCCATCCCCCCGTGATGCATCCTGATATAGCCGGTTTGCCAGCATCAGGGCGGGCAGAGATCGGTTAAAACTGACCTCGCCCACCCGCGACAAATTCGCACCAGCTTGCTGCAAGAGCAGGACGATAGATTCCCGCATCAACATCAATTCGCTGTATGTCTCATCATTTCCCCGGTTAGCGGCGACCAGTGCCGTGGCGTCAATAACGTCACAGACTCGCCCGAGCACGGTGACCGCATCGTCATAGTTTTCTGGTTGATATTGTGCCGCTGCGCAGACCATCCCACCGGCGCACAAGGCCATCATTAAATGATGGCTGGCAGCAGCAACTGCCCGATCACTCTCATGACTTCGGAATGTATCATCTTGAGTTACCGACAGATTTTCCATCATGCGGATAATATCTGGTGTGCTGATACCGCTGTTCTGCACAGTATTAACCACCGCTAACATTTTCTCGCCATGACTATCTATGCTGTTAGCATCAAGGAATTCATTCACCGCAGTGTTTACCGCCGCCTGCCCTTCGACGGTAAATGCCAGCCGTTGCGCCACCAGCAATGAAAGGTTCGTGGTGTCTTGTTGCTGATTGACCGCCGCCGTCGCTCCCGAACTGCTCCCGCCCACGGTGCCGTGGTTGTAGCGACCATAGCGGTTACGGCCAAAAGTGGAGCGCAGCGCATTTCCCAGGTTACTGGCTTCATTGGTAGTGTTTGTGACCATTCGCCCCCAAAATGCAGCCGTGTTTTTCAGTGTTTTTATCGCCTGTGTCGCCGAGCGCATTTCCCCTTTCACTGTGGAGATAAAACCGGCAACAGCTTTGGCACTCAGTCTCAGCCAGGATGATTGCACTGATACGCCCATTTCAGCGGCACCGGTAATGGCAAAGGCGCGCAAGCCAGATTCGACCACCGTTAAGGTGAATGAGAATATCCGCCCCCCCGCAGTATCTTCATCGATTTTCAATTCACTGATACTGACCGTCATTTCACCCAGTGTTGGGTGAACCAAGGTTCCAGCCCCTGGCATTTCGCAAGCAGCTATCAATGAATCACGCTGTGTCATTACATCTGGTGCGGTGTAAATCTGGCTGTTTTGCACCAAAAAACCTGTCAAGACGATACTGCGCGCACTGCGCCCCAAATCTTCGATATAGCTGGTGTCACGATAGGGGTAGCTGTGCACCACTTGGCGGCGACCAAAAGTACCGATGCTTTTATTAATGACAAACGGAACACCACGAAATGAGGCCTGATGCAAATGTTCCGACCATTGCCAGCTGTCGTCACCGCCGGCTAATAGCGCAGATAAGGTATTACCGATAAATGACATTTCTTTCTCCTGTTCAGAACTCTGACGATAGAAAGCAAAAAACCCGCCAAAGCGGGTTAATACAAAGAGTGGGTATAGCTGACTAAATTACATCGGCATCGCCATGGCGTAGGTAATTCTGCCACCGCCCTGCCCCAGTACTACTGAAGTCTCTCCTGTTCGCCCATCGATTAATGTCAGTTCTATCTGCACGCGGTTATTCTGCATGGCGGTAGCAATGACATCGGCAATAGCCGTGAAATTAAAATCACTCATTTGTTCAGCATAAATTGGTGATATCGAGGCAGGAGGAGCGACGATATTGCTATCTGGATAAATAGAATGTGAAGGTAAAAGAGAATATGGGTTTTCGCCATCTGATTCAGCTAGTCTATTATTGCTCCAGGTATCACTAACATCCTTATCAAATATATTTTCATCTGAATGAGGTTCACCCCCCAAATTAAAACTATTAATTAAAGGATTAGATTCTGTTTGAGATGATTTATGTACGAGGAAAGATCCAATATCTTTATAACTGTTCTGAACCGCACTTTTGGCATGATAATAATCTTGGAATTTCTTGCGAAATCCATCAGTCATGAAACCGCTATTAAGCATAATGCTTTCATACCAATTAAGTTGCCGTTTGAAATCATCATTATTATATGCCCAGCGCATTTTCTCCGACTCATCACCACTGATTACGCCCATCGTGCGCATAATTGAAAAATTATCTGGGCCGCGCGTGAGTAAATCAGTTATGCCACCAATACCATCAGCTATTGAGCCATCAGAGACCGCTATTTTATAGCCAAAGTTAGAGACTTTTCCTTTCAGGCCATCCCAAGCCACACCTAACTCTGTCGTCTGACTATTCAATTCACTCAGGCGTGCATTGAGTTCGGGATCGATAGTCAAACCAAAATCAGACGCTTTAGTCAGTAAATCATTTAACCGCACTCCTTCTCTCAATAGTTCAATGGAGTTACTGTCTAAGCCAAGGGTCTCAATCAGTTTACTTTGTGCTTTCGGAGCCATTTGCGGAAAATCCCTGGCAATATTCATCATTGTTGCAGGGACGTCTGCGGTACCATTTTCATTGCTAATAATGTCAAAACCATACTCTTCTAACTGCGCCATTCCCTGAACATTTTGTCCCCATAGCATGTTATTCAAATTACTATAGAGTTGCTCCGTTGATTTAATTGCAGCTATTTTCTCAGCACCGCGAATACGCAGAGCGCCGCTAATCTGACTAAATTGATCAATGGGTGCACTAACATTTTGTGCAGCCTTATTTATGTATTGCGCTTCATTTGATCCTTCATCAAGCCACTCCACTCCCGCAATTCCGGCATTAACAACCATATTTGGGCTACCAACCAATTTATAACCAGAATATATTTGAGGCGGTATTTTTGATAATGAAGGAACCCCACTAGCATTGTATTTATTAGCCATTTTTGCCAGCCTTAATATTATTAATCCGCTCGGCCTGCTGGCACCACCATATTAAATTACTGTAGGTCAGGGACCAGGCATCGCCCGGCCCCCAGCTATAGTAGTAAGTGACGTCAGCGATTATTTCGCGCCATCGTCCCCCGTTGGGGAGTAGGCTAAAAAACCCATCATGTAAACCTCGCAAACTTTGTAGTCGGTGAAAGCCATTTTTTTAATCGCCTCACGCGGTACCCCAGATACCAATGCAATCAGTAATCCCATACCGCTAAGCGAGCCTGCCTTGGTTTGCTCATCGTAGAATTGCTGTACTTGCAACAGTGTCGGCTCGCTCAGTTCAACGACCTCATAGGTGGTCTTGGTAGCCTCATGCGAAATGGGTTTAACCAGTGAAATGGTTTTACTGCGTTCCAGTTGTGACATATCAGTTCTCCGTCACCGAGCCGCCTTCCCAACTGACATCCACCGTACCTTCAGTGCTGTCTACCAGCAAGGTGCTGACCGACCACATACCACTGCCGATAATAGTTTTGCCATTTGCCAATTCGCACACAATATTGACATTGGTTTGATCATTGAAGTCACTGATAGAAACGCCGCCACTGTCCCGGATGGTGCAAGAGATTGACGGCGCGACCACGGTTTCTTTATAACCGTGTATTCCGTCCATTCCCATCACCGTTTCGCGCTTGACCTTTGACGGACTGTATTTGAACTGACCCGCCACCATAACGGTAATGCCATCGACCGTGACATAGGCTGTACCCGCCAGGCGATTTGAAGTATTGCTCATAATTTATTTCCTTTTTTATGCTGAAAGAGCCGACTGTTAAGGAGCCGACTACTTGATGATCGAAGAGTTAAGCCGTTGCTTGCAGGCGGAATTGATTGAGTACTGCGAAAATACGCAGCTGATTAATCAGCACACCAGTCCACAACACATCGACCCGATTTGGGTTGCTGGCACTTTTCTCGACAATCAAGCCACGGGCAAAACCTTTGGCATCCTGAACGTAGCCGTTAAATTCTAGTGTCTGATACTGGGCAATCAGCTCGGCACGAATAACGTTAGGAGTGATAATTGCCGAACCCGCTGCGAAACGGGTGCCATCAGCAGCCAACTTCATACGTGCAAATTTAGATGTCACTTGTGTGCGCAAGTAACGGGTGACAAACATCAGCAAGAACAGCGTTTCAATTTGTAGATAGCTATCATCCTCAGCGCCGTATTTGTTGGTCTGATAGGTAGTAATGATGTTTTCCACTTGCACTGTACCGTCATCCGCCACTGTCACCGTGGAAATGCCGCTATGCAGCAGGTTATTGCGTTCCGTCAAAGTAAAACGGCTGGACAATGGCGGGGCCAAAACACCGTTCACCGCCAGCGTTTGCAGCGGACGCCCCGGATCATTACGCAAACTCTGCGCAATAGCACCGACATAAGCTGCGGACCAAATATGCGCAGGAGTCGGTGAGTGGTGAATCCCCAACAGTGAGGCGTGTTGGTCATTACGCAACTCACCCGCCGCAGTCAGTTGTCCATAAGTGCCAGACTGAGCAGCAAAACTGTGGCCGTACAATTGCTGACTGTAGCTCCAACGCCCAGTGCTATCAGAAAGGAAGGCCTTGAGTGCATCCAGAGACACCGTATCGGTATACGGATTGATGATGAAATCAAAGGTGCGATCCTGCAAATTCGCCAAGCCGCCGGCCAAGTCGGGTGCCCCTGTACCGCCCGCCATTGGAGTTAGCGTTAGCACCAGGCTATCAGGTGTTGATTCGCCGCCAGCGCTGCCGAGATAGTTCAGGCGCAGGTCGATATCATTGCCATGAGCGCCTTTATTTTTCGCGGCTAATACCACTACCGCACCTTCAGATACCATTTCACCGGTATGCACAACGCTCACCGGCAAGTCAGGTTTGCTCTCAATGGCAGCCGCCAGCGCGGCGGCAATGGTGTTGACATCATCAGTTGCAACTACCGTGGTTTGTACCCGAATGCCGCCGATATACAGTGAAATAACTCCAGTGGCCGCGGCTGGCGTAGTCACCGTAATTTTACCGATGGCGGCCGTCATGCTATCTGCATCATTCAGTGGTAAAAGATACACTTCACCCGCTGTATCATTAGCCAGATAAGCGGCTATTTGCCCATGCAACATTGAACCGGCACCCGCCAAAGCAGCAGTTGTGGCGGTTGATGAAACCAGTAGCGGCACATTGGCTGGCAACGTACTTTCCGGCAATGTTTGCCCGATAATCAGCGTGCGCTGGGTGGTACTCGCCGTGTTGGCTTGGGAATTATCAAACTCCGCAAAGAATAATGGCGTGCGCAGGTTACTCGGAATATTAGTGAAAGGAATGGTCATAGTTTTGTACTCTCCGTTGTTAACACTTCAAATGCAGATACCACTGATTTAACAGAGGCTTGCACCACATCACCGTCTTGAATGCGACGGTGCCAAAATGCGTTATCAGGGACCTCTGAGCCAGATTCAGGCAATAAGGTGCCCTTGACCGGGTCGCGCACTGCGCGGCCAGCCGTGGGTTTTACGAACATAGGGTTACTCCGGGAAGGTAATGGCTATCAAGGGTTCAGTCGTGCCATCAGGCATATGCATCGTGACATCGATGCCCTCCAGTTGGGGCGTTTCCAGTGGAAAGAAATCCTCTGGCCCCTGGTAATACTCAAGGTCTAACTCCACTTTTACTTGAGCAAAATGCTGTTCGCTGCTGGTGTCGATACCCATAGTGGTTCGTACCTTGGCAAACTGCTGTATCTGGCGGGTCAACTCATAGCTGTTAATCACCGCCCGTTGAATTTGCTCACACAAACGTTCAAGCGCCGATGCCGCTTCGGTGACCCTATTTTCTGCCTCGCTCAGTTGGATATGCCCGCTAATTTGCAATGTCGTCATCGTCTTGAACTGTGGTGCATTGCGGCCGATCGACTCTTTCACTTCCATTGGCGTTTGTAACAAAATCGCTGGATATAGCGTTACTGGCCATACATCCGTTGAATAGACACGGCCTTCCGCATCTGTTTTGCCCATTAACGCGACGGCCGCCAGTTGCCTGATTTGAGCTGCATTCATGATTTCACCCGATAAGAAATGAGAATTCCGGCATGAAAATTCGCTGGATATTCTTCTGAAAAATAATTGCCCCATAGAGAGATAACTACGGCACCTCCTTGCGATAACGGCTATTTATCTGGCTATTACGCCACTGGATAACCTCATCCAACCGCCCTTTACAAATACGGAGCGCTTGTTTAAGTGTCATGGCATATAAAGCACTGTCACTCCATGTTGTGCCGGTAAATTCAGGAATTTCACATTGCGTCATTGCCGACTCTGGTGGCAATAACAGCGGGGGTTTGATTAACGATGGAGGCGGCTTATTCCCGCAGGATGTCAATGCCAGACTCAGGCATACGGCTAGCAGCACAGTTGTCATTTGCTGTCGCCAACGTAAATCGTTTGAGGCGGTCCTCCGCTTCATGTCGTAACCTCCTCTCACTTTCCAGTTGTCGGGCAACAGCCGCGCGATTAGCGGCCTCGTTCAACTGATAGGCATCAATGATGTCACCTAGTGTTTGATTAACTACTCGTTCACTCTGTAACTGGGCCTGTTCTTGCTTCTGCTTGGCGCTGAGGCGATAAGTATTTGCCATCAACCCCATGAGGAGCAGCGTCAGCAATACCATAATGATGACTCGTCGGTTCATTTACCCTCCTTGGTTTCCATCAGTATTGGTGTCATGTCAGCCCTCCATTTTGCGTAATGCGTCATGACACACCGCGATAGCGGCTGGAATACTGTCCACAGCTTTATCACGCAGGAAATCGCGCAATATTTCGGTTCTACGTTGTTCTTCTTTAATTATCGCGTCTTTTTCTCGTAAATTGACGTAATAGGTTTTGACAGTAAAAATCACACTAACCAGGGTACCAAGAATAAAGATGTAATCCTGTAAACTCAGAGCCGAGAATAATGCCAGTGCCCCAGTCCACCAATACGGAAGCTGACTTTGTTCATTCATTTATAACCTCCCTCTCTGATACACTGGCGTGTAAAACCAACAGAAACAGGAAAGCCCCGACAATGCGGGGCTTTCCTGTTATTCAATCAGTGTGTTACTAACCAGTAATATCAGACTAATACACTTTTTGCGGACCGCGTTAATGTTTTTTTCACTATTTTTAAATTTATTTTCCTGCTTCATGAATAAAAATGTGAAAATAAAAAAATCCCGCAATAGCGAGACTTTAAATTATTATTCCTGCGGAACTCATAAACCAGTGCTATCAGACTAATACACTTTTCGCGGACCGCACTAATGTTTTTTCATAAAAATGGATATTTTCAATAAACGGATCCATTTCTAATTTTACATTCAACATTGCCAGGCAACCATCAATAAAACCTTCAGCCATTTGTATATTAATTCTGATCAGCCTTTCATCTCTTTTTTGCTGACGTGCAATAGCACGCTTTGATTGATTCAGTACATAATGGCGAATAATTAATTCATATTCATCTGGGCGATATTGTTTTAAGCGGGCAACACACCCATCGACCACTAAACCATCATCATCGCAACATGAAGCTTTGTTTTTAGAAGTATCAGCCAGGAGTCCTTTAAACCCCGCAGCAATAGATGAATAATCCAGCCCAGAACTGTACCTTGCCCATACTCCCCAGCGCGCCAACACCAATTGAATATCTCTCATGCTCTGGCTTTTCTGGCTATAGCTGCCAGCTGCGTTGCCGTTTATTGAACTCATTTATAACTACTCCACAAAAGGCGGGGTCAAGGAATGACGCCTCAGCCTATCGATTGCTCAACAACGGAAACCACCGATAAATCTGGCTGCCGTCCTCTTGTGCGAACCAGAGCAACTCATGCCGCAGATGCCTCTGACACTGATCACAGAGCCTGTTGCCGGTGCGATTACATGCGTTTCTCTTATACATTTCGATTGATTATTACCGCAAGTGATTTTATAGTCAATACCGCAGGTGATTGGATATTATTGCTAACGGTAATAAAATTGACTCATGAAAAAGAAGCCATTGACGCCAGAACAGTTAGACGACGCTAAACGGCTGAAAGAGCTGTTTAATGCCAAGAAAAAAGCACTGGGTATATCCCAGGAGTCTGTCGCGCATGAGTTAGGGGTGGGCCAAAGTGCGGTGAACCAATTCCTAAACGGTATAAACCCGCTCAATGTGACCAATGCAGCTGCTTTTGCCAAAGTGCTTAATGAGCCTATTAGTAGTTTTAGTCCTTCTTTGGCAACAGAATTGGCAAAAATGGCTGAAAGTTTGTCTATCTCATCCCCAAACCGACTCAATGACAAACCCACAGGGACAGTCGCTAACAGTTACCCGTTAATCAGTTGGATTAGCGCAGGAAATTGGTATGAGGCCATAGAACCCTACCAATTACGTGATATAGAAATTTGGCCTGAGTCGACCAAAAATGCGCATGACAGTGCATTTTGGTTGAGCGTAAAAGGTGACTCCATGACTTCACCGTCAGGAATCAGTTTTCCGGAAGGAATGATTATTCTGGTCGATCCGGAAAAAGAACCCATGCCGGGTAACTTTGTTGTCGCCAAATTAACTGACGATAATGAAGCGACATTTAAAAAATTAATTGTTGATGCTGGCGTTAAGTATTTGAAACCATTGAATCCTGCTTACCGTTTAATTGAGCTGAATGGCAACTGTAAGATACTTGGCGTGGTGGTTGATGCCCGCTGGTTAGAGATAGGTTAGCCAAAGCCACCTATTCTTAGATTTGTATTTGTGTGTCACAAAAATCTAAATCATGTGTATAAACAAGAAGATAAAGTCTCGCATAAAAATAACCGCAGGTGATTAGCTTTAAAATAACCTGCGGTTATTTTTTTATATCACCAAAACAATAATTTGACCTCATTTCACATTAAAATGGCTAAAACTCGGTTGTTTTATGCCAAATATAGCTGTATATTAATACAGTATTAATCACCCAGGAAAGAAATCATGCGAGTAGAATTAATTTATGACAAGCGGAATGTCGCCGGCCTGACTAACGCCAATGAAATGATTAAAGCTGAATTGACCAAACGTGTGCATCAAGTGTTTCCCGGTGCCGAGGTTAAGGTCAAGCCGATGCAAGCCAATGGCATTAATACTGATGCAACTAAACAAGAAAAATCAGTGCTCAACCGTTTAGTAGAAGAAATGTTTGAACAAGCCGATGAATGGCTAGTCCATGAGTTTTAA